TAGCGTTTTTACCGAACCTGGGGCATACAGACATTGAGGTGTTAGATTATGTTGAGCAGGGGGATATAGAAAATATCCGCATAGATACAGACTGTAGTGTTATAATCCACGTCAAGGTGTGGCGAGAGTCAACTCGAATTAGGTCTCCTTGGCCAACTGCGATCACTTGTGTTGAGCAGATTAAGGCTTTGCTAGGTATTCGTAAATGGTTTCTATTCACGCCCTACCAATTATTCAAGCATTTAGGGAGTCAATCATGGGCAACGTTGTTAAAAAAGTCGTAAAAAAGGTCGGGAAAGTCTTAGGGTTTGGAAGTTCCACGCCAGCTTTGCCAGCACCAGCAGCAAAGACACCAGCAGTAAAAAAAGCTGAAGAACGTCAAGCGGCTGATATTGTAAAAATTGAAAAGAAAGAGAAGCAACAAGAAGATGCTTTAGTTAGAAGAAGGCAGGGCAGAGGCACGCTAGTTACTGGCGCTGAAACTGGTATTAAGCCTAAAGCTAAACCTTCTGCAACTGACAAGCCTAGTGCTAGTGCCAAGATAGGCGTGAAAAAACCTCGTCGTCGTCGCAGACCTCGTGATAGATCTTCTTTACTTTCTGGCAGCGAGCTTGGTATTCAGAAAAAACACACATTAGGTTAAACAGATATGGCTAAGTATAAGATTCCTAAAGAGCTAGGAAAGGTAGAACAGCTTATACAAAGGTTTGATGCTGCAAAGGCACGTAAGATGCCTTGGATTAGTCACCTTCGTGAGTGTTATGAGTATGCCTTACCACAGCGTGAGACCTTCTCGATGCAATCAAAAGGTGCTAAGAAAAACACGGCAATCTTTGATTCAACCGCAGTCATAGGCGTACAAAAATACGCTTCAAGATTGCAAGCTTCGTTAGTACCGCCTTGGCGTAACTGGTCAATTCTAGCACCAGGCTCAGAGATTCCAGAAGAAGAGCGAGAAGAGACACAGAAAGGCTTAGACAAAGCCACTAGTATCATCTTCGATCACATTAATCACTCAAACTTTGCAACACAATGTCATGAGTCATTCTTAGATTTAGCGGTATCAACTGGTGCAATGACAGTTAAGCGTGCGACCAAGGACGGTTCTTCTGTTCTTGAGTTTGATGCGGTGCCATTAGCCGAAGTATTCCCAGAAGAGGGGCCTAGCTCTACAATCGAAACAGTATGGCGTGAGCATTCAATCCCAGCAAGACACATCGAAAGATTGTGGCAGGGTGCTGAAATGTCTAGCCACTTAAAAAAGAAGGTAGCAGAGAAGCCAGACGTCAAAGTTAATTTGATTGAAGGCACGGTTTATGAGCCAGAGAGTGGCTATTACTACATGTGCGTGATTGAGCGTGAAGAGAACCATGTTTGTTTCACTGAAGAGTATGAGGTTTCACCATGGATTGTATTCCGTGAGATGGTTGTGCCTGGTGAAGTATTAGGTCGTGGTCGTATCATGCAAGTATTGCCGGATATTAAGACGGCCAACAAGGTAACTGAGTTTGGCCTGCGTAATGCAGCTCTGGCAATTGCTGGTATCTACACCGCACAAGATGATGGTGTGATTAACCCATACACAATGCAGATTGCACCAGGCATGGTGATTCCAGTTGGTTCTAATGATAATTCAAATCCAACATTACGACCTTTAGAGCGTGCTGGCGATTTCAATGTCGGCGAACTAGTGCTATCGGATCTAAGAGACCGTATCAATAAAGCGTTGTTTGCTGATCCTTATGGCGGCATGGATTCGCCAACTAAGACAGCAACTGAAATGTCTTTGAGATCACAAGAGCTATTGATGGATGCTGGTTCAGCATTCTCAAGATTGCAGTCTGAGTTTATTGAGAAGATCATCAAGGTGGTTGTTTCAATTCTTAAAGAAGCAGGTAAGCTGCCAGATATTGCAGTCGATGGTAAAGAAGTAACAATCAAGCACACGTCTCCACTAGCCAGAGCGCAGGATCAAGAAGATCTATTAGCGATGCAGCAGTTTATGCAGATGGGTGCAGCATTCGGGCCAGAAGCATTTGCTTTAGGTGCGAAGATTGAAGATACGGTTGCTTGGATCGGACATAAGCTCGGCATTGAGCAGAAGTTATTACGCACAGGGCAAGAGCGTATTGAAATGCAAAAACAAGCAGCAGAAGCAATGAAGCAGCAACAAGCAGCACAAGAACAGCAAGCTAATGGTTGAAGATTGGGATTCGCTAGATATAGATGGCGAAGCAGTACAACAGCTAAAGGCTGAAAGTGAAAAAAAGGCTAGAGATATTGCTAGTCGATTCTATGGGTGTTTTAGTACAGAAGATGGCGAGTTTGTTCTTAATCGTTTGAAAGAGATCACACTTGATCGTCCAGTATTAAACGCTAATTCAACACAGTTTGGTGCAGGCATGAGAGAAGGTCAGAACGCTATCGTGCGTCAGATCTTAGACCAGATCGTAATAGCTAAACAACAATAAACGGAGAAGAGGATGAGTGAAGAGGAAAGTTTAATCGCAGAAGCAACAGAAACAGTAGAAGAAACTACTACTACCGAGGAGGTGATTGATACATCTACGGCGGACGGTTGGAAATTAGCCGATGAAATAAACGGTGAAGGAGATCGTCCAGATTGGTTCAAAGACAAATACAATTCAGTATCAGACCAGGCAAAGGCTTACTCAGAATTAGAAAAGAAATTCGGTGGGTTTACTGGTGCGCCAGAAGAGGCTTACGAGCTTACAACACCAGAGGGCGTTGAAGGTGAGTTTGATATGGAAGATCCGCGCATATCTTGGTTCCAACAAACAGCAAAAGATGCCAACATGTCACAAGATACGTTTACACAGATGCTGCATGGCTGGGTTCAGCATGAGGTTGATGGTGTGAGTGGCTCAAGAGAGTCTGAGATCCAAGCGTTAGGATCGAACGCTCAAGCAAGATTAAAAGATCTTGGTGACTGGGGTGGTGCTAACTTATCTCCAGAAGAGTTTGAAGGATTTAAGATGCTGGCCTCAAGTGCTGCTGGTGTACAAACACTAGAAGCTTTGATCGGCAAGACTAGAAAGAACGGCGTCGCTAATACAGCGGCAGTTGCAACACCAGGGATTACGAAAGAAGCGCTTAATGAGCGTGTTTCAGATCCTAAATATCAATCGTCTAAGGAATTTAGAAACGAGACGACTCGTTTGTTTGAAGAGTTTTACGGCGGCTAATTGATACCGATACAAGTTTTGGTTCCTATCGCAGATTGTTGGCTCTTTCTAGGATCATGGTTAGCTTGCGCATAAAGGAGACAGTATGGCTAGAACAGCACAAGATATAAGAGACTCAAAAGGCAGATATATCAGAGTAACTTTACTCAAGAAGATCAAGTCTATTTGTAATAGGTTTTTAAATAAGATTGATGAGTGGCTGAAGTAATGAGATGAGTTTCTTTGTTAGAATACTGCTGCTAATATCGTTGATTATTGCTTTCATGATGTCCACTGGATGTAGCTCACTAAAGTTTAACAATGTAGCCAAGACCAGTGCTACTACCGCTGTTACTTATGCGATTGCCGGGCCTATTCCTGCCATAGCAAACTTAGCTACCAGTGTTACGGTTGATGAGATACTACCCGAAGAGAAGCAGATTGACGATATTAAGACGAAAGAGCAAGCAGTGGCATTCGTGGCTGATTCGTTCTTTATGAACGCCTTATACGCTTTTATAGCGTTCCTTCTTATAACTAACATAGCAGTTCCTTACGTTACTCGCAAATGGGGTTATAACGAAGCTAAGAATAAGTATCGTAAGAATGATGATTAATTTTGGAACTGATGATCGCCCTATGTGGCGTTATGTTTACCATAGGATGAAAGATGACTAAATGTGCATTATTGTATTTGGTAGTAGGTGTGACAATAACGACCGCCAGCTATGCGTTTTTTAATGAGTTTATGAGTATGCCTGGTCAAATGATGCAGATGGTACAACCACAAAAAACTCTTTCACAACCATGCGTCTGCAAATGCAATTAGAAAAAATGATAAATGAAAGTTTAAAGCCGTTAATTCGGCAGCTTAGAAATGTTAAAGATCAAGGCGTCAAAGACGCTTTATGTGATTCATTAATAGAAATGTGCGACGAGTTAATCTCCAAGGGGGAGAAGAATGGCAACACCAGAAATGAGGACGATAGCGTTCGTCTGTGATTACGATACCTTTTTAAATGTTAGTGATCGTCGAGACTCAGCGGTAAATCAAAAGCTATGGTTAGAGGTCGTCGCAGAAGTAAACACAGAACATTACGACACGATTAGAGATGAGTTATGCGAAGCGATTTCATTGCTCGCAGTTGATGATATATAAGCAAAATACAATACATTGATAATAAACTTATCTTTGTGCTAAAATAAAGATCAAACCCAGCATAGTGGATACCCTTTATTAAAGGCCCATACCAAGCTAGGACTATCGGCCTGCAAAGCAGATACCCGGAAAAAAAGGTATGACAATTTAATTATATAAGGAGACATTATGTCTGCAAGTTTATCCGCTGCTGCACAGCAGCTATTCGATTCAGAGGTGAAACACGCGTTTCAAACCGCTGGTCAACTAAGAGGCA